AAGATTTTAAAAATAATAATTATAATGTTATTTTAAAGGCTCGTCAGTTGGGTATATCAACATTAACTGCAGGATATGCATTATGGATGATGACATTTCAAACTGATAAAAATATATTGGTAATTGCTACTAAACAAGATACCGCTAAAAATTTAGTTACAAAGATTCGAGTGATGCACGCAAACTTACCGAGTTGGGTAAGGTCGAGTTGTGTTGAGGATAATAAACTCTCACTTAGATACTCAAATGGTTCTCAAGTAAAGGCTATATCAAGTACTGAAGACGCAGGTCGTTCAGAGGCACTATCTTTACTCGTCATTGATGAGGCAGCATTTATCGATAAGATTGATACAATATGGACTGCTGCACAAAGTACATTATCTACTGGTGGTCAATGTATCGCACTATCCACACCGAATGGTGTTGGTAACTGGTTTCATAAAACTTGGGTAGGTGCAGAAGAAGGAAGTAATGATTGGAATATGATTAAACTTCATTGGACTGTACATCCTGATAGAGAACAATCATGGAGAGATGAACAAGATAAACTCTTAGGACCTTCAGAAGCCGCACAAGAGTGTGATTGTGACTTCATCACCTCAGGTCAAGGTGTTATTGACCCAAGAATTCTTGAAGAATATAAATCAACTCAAATAAAAGAACCATTAGAAAAAAGAGGGTTCGATAGTAATTTATGGATTTGGGAACCACCTAATTATACAAAAGATTATGTAGTAGCTGGTGATGTTGCTCGTGGTGATGGACAAGACTTTTCAGCTTTTCACATTATCGATGTGGAGACTATGGAACAAGTAGGTGAGTACAAAGGAAAGATTTCTACCAAAGATTTTGGTAATTTATGTATGAATGTAGCACAAGAATACAATAACGCATTATTAGTGATTGAGAATTCAAGTATTGGTTGGGCAGCAATTCAACAAGTAATAGATAGAGGATATGATAATTTATTCTATACCTCAAAAGATTTACATTATGTAGATGTGGCAAGACAAGTCACAAATAGATACAGAAACTCAGATAGACAAATGGTACCTGGATTTAGTATGACACAGAAGACAAGACCATTGGTTATTGCTAAATTAGAAGAATATTTCAGAGAAAAGTCAGTAATTGCACATTCTTCACGATTAATAGATGAGTTGTTTGTATTTATATATAACAACAATAGGGCCGAAGCCATGGCTGGATATAATGATGATTTAGTTATGAGTTTGGCAATAGGACTTTGGGTAAGAGATACAGCCCTCAGATTAAAATCTGAAGGTATGGCTTTGCAAAGAGAAGTATTAAGTAGAATGGTAGACTATGAAGCAGTCTACACACCGAGTGATAATAATAATGATGAATGGACGATGGATGTCGGTGATAGAAAAGAAGATTTAACTTGGTTAATTAAATAACAAGAGGGTAAAATGGCCGAATCAAAATTAAGAGCAAGACTTAGAAGATTATTCTCCACAAATGTAATTGTAAGACATGCAGGTGGAAGAAAATTAAAGATTGCAGATACAAATAGAGTACAATCCACTACAAAAGATAATCTTGTGGATAGATATTCAAGATTATATAGTAACTTAGCAACTGGTGGATATGGTAAATCTCAACAAATAACATTTCAATCACAAAGAGTTGGTTTGTTTAGAGATTATGAGGAAATGGATAATGATGCGATTATCTCAAGTGCCCTTGATATATATGCAGACGAATCAACAATGAGGTCTGAATACGGAGATGTTTTAACAATACAATCTGATAACGCTAATATACATGATATTTTAAGAAATTTATACTATGATATTTTAAATGTAGAATTTAATCTATGGCCTTGGGTAAGAAATCTATGTAAGTATGGTGATTTTTATCTTTACTTAGATATTAAGGATAAATATGGTGTAACAAATGTGGTTCCTCTTTCTACATATGATGTAACAAGAATAGAAGGACAGGACCCCACAGAACCATACTTGACAACATTTCATGTACAAGATGCAGATAATAGACACTCCAATCAAAGAAGTGAAAAAGAATTTCAAAATTATGAAATAGCACATTTTAGATTACTAAGTGATTCAAACTTTCTACCATATGGTAAAGGTATGATTGAGGGTGGTAGAAAAACTTGGAAACAAGTATCTCTTATGGAAGATGCAATGTTAATACATCGTATTATGAGAGCACCTGAAAAAAGAGTGTTTAAAATTGACATTGGAAACATTCCACCAGCAGAAGTTGAAAATTTTATGCAAAAGATAATAAATAAGATGAAGAAAGCTCCTGTTATGGATCAAGATGGTGATTATAATCTTAGATATAATATCCAAAATCTTACTGAAGATTTTTTCCTACCTGTACGAGGTGGAGATAGTGGTACTCAGATAGAAGGACTACCCGGTTTAACTTATGAAGCAGTAGATGACATTGAATATTTAAGAAACAAATTATTAGCAGCTCTTAAAGTTCCAAAAGCATTCTTAGGATATGAGGAATCACTTGGAAGTAAGGCAACATTAGCAGCTGAGGATGTTAGATTTGCCCGTACCATCGAAAGAATACAAAGAATTGTTATTTCTGAGTTAACAAAGATTGGTATCGTTCACTTATACTCACAAGGATATACTGATGAGGATTTGGTAAATTTTGAATTAGGTTTAACCAACCCATCTAAAATATATGAAGAAGAAAAAATTGAATTGTGGAATTCTAAGCAATCACTTGGACAATCGATGGTTGATTCAAAGTTAGCATCTACAGAATGGGTATATGATAATATATTTAAATTTACTGAAGATGAAAAGAAAGAAATGAGATTACAACTCATCAAAGACCAAAAGAGAAAATTCAGACACGACCAAATTGAACAAGAAGGTAATGATCCAGTACAAAGTGGTCAAGCCATGGGAACACAAGGAGCCATGATGGGTGGTGATATGGGTGGTGACCCAAGTGGTGGTTTAAGTCCTGAAGACCAAGATGCTTTAGGTGACGCAAACATCGGTAGAACTGGTGATGAGATTGGTGGGAGACCAAAAGAAGGAAATAAATTCGGAAAAGATAGTGGAGCTCGTGGTAGAGACCCATTGGGTAGTCATGATAGACGAAAACAATACGGAATGGCACTTGCACACTATGACGCTATGAAAGGCGAATTGAAAAATTTAAGTAAAAAAGAACGAAAACTTCTCAAAGAAACAGACGAAGTCTCAAAGGAATATACAGACGATGTAAATTCTTTAAATAATGATTCTAAATAACGAATTATTAGAAGTTTTTATATTTATATAAGAGATATTATACAGTATATTCAAGGGAATTGGAGTATTACATGAGCAAACGAGTAAAACACTCGAAAATAAAGAATACAGGTATTCTTTTCGAGCTACTATCAAGACAAATCACACAAGATATTATTAGTGATGACAAAAAAAGTAAATCTATTGATTTGCTCAAAACATATTTTAACGAAAGTACAGAGATTGGTAGAGAAAACCAACTCTATCAATTGTTAGTTAAAACAAACTACAATTCTACTGCTAAAGCACAAAGATTGATTGAGGCAGTATTGAAATCTCGTTCTAAAATCAGTAGTAAAAAATTAAAAAACGAAAAGTATAACCTTATTAAGTCAATAAGTGAAAATTACAAAACTGAAGACTTCTTCCGTTCTCGTATTCCAAATTACAAGGTATATGCTTCTGTATATAAATTATTCTTATCCGAATCAATCCAATCTCTCAATCCATTAGATGAAGTTGATAGTAACTTTACTATAATTGAACATATTACTGGTAAGAAGATGACTCCATCACTTAAAAGTGAACCAGAAGTAATTAAAGAATTCAAAGGTCAAGATAAAGACCTAAGATTATTATCCTACCAATTAATGGTTGATAATTTCAATAAAAAATACAAAACTCTAAATACTCCACAAAAAAATCTCTTAAAAGAATATATAAACAATATCTCTAATACCAATTCCTTAAGAGAGTTTGTCAATGATGAAGTACAGAATATAAAAACAACCTTAGAATCCCATCTTCCAAAGATAAGTGATGACATCACAAGGATTAAACTACAAGAGGCTGTTAATCAAATAGAAAACCTTACCAAAGGTAGAATCGTCAAGGACAAGCAAGTTATTTCTCTAATGAGGTATTATGAACTCATTAAGGAGCTTGACAATGTCAGTCCAAAATAAACTCAGAGAGTATATAAGGCAACTTATCCAACAGGAGTTAAAAGAGGCATCCTCAACTGCCTCCGCAGGTGATGTATCTTACAAAACACCTCACGCATTCAAGAAAAACAAAAAGGGTAAAAACAAGAAGAAGGCTGGATATGGTGGTGCTCATCACGACCCTACTATCGGTACGGACAATTTTCCTGCCAATGACCCAAAGTTGAGAAAAGAAGGTAAGTATCACGATTTTCGTAATGACGACTCATTAACCAACAAACAAAAAATTGGAATGGCTATGAGAGAAACTCGTGATAGTTTGAAAAATTTAGAAAAGACAATCGATATGAATTTAAGATTAAAGAATGAATTAAATGTCGATTCGAGGGATTATTGGAAAAACACACATAAGGCACTACATAAGATAAGTGAAAGATTAGTCAAGTTAGCTGGTAAAGTCGGTCAACTAAGATAGTCCCCATGTCATTTGAAGATAACAAAAAGTCTTATTTAGACTCTTTGTATAGTATATCTACCTTGTTAAAAAGGTGGCATACAGAGATACATAAAAAAGATGTAACAAAGAATTACTTAATTAATCGTCTCGATGATTGGATAAAAAAACTCCAAGAACTAAGACATGAAATAATGATGAGGAAAAGTTGATGAAAGACTTAATAGTAGATTACATACCATTCGAAATTTCACCTGAACAGATAAACGAATCCATCTCTCAAAATGGTGGTAAATTGGTGGTTCATGGTGTATTACAAAGGGCTAACGCAAAAAATCAAAATGGTCGTGTTTACCCTCGTGAAATCTTAGAGAGAGAAGGTCAGAAGTACACAAAGGAATTTGTAGCTCAAAAGAGAGCATTAGGAGAACTTGACCATCCTGATAGTTCTGTAGTAAATTTACAAAATGTATCCCACAATGTTACAGAAATGCATTGGGAAGGTGATAACTTAGTTGGAACCGTTGAGGTATTGGGTACACCAAGTGGTAATATATTAAAAGAATTATTTAAAGCAGGTATCAAGTTAGGTATCTCTTCTCGTGGAATGGGTTCAGTTCAACCAATGAGTGAGGGTGATGGACAACAAGTAGGACAAGATTTTGAACTTATAGCATTTGACTTTGTTTCCAATCCATCTACACATGGAGCTTTTTTATATCCTATGAAAGAAAGTGTTGGAAATGAAATACCGACAGGTAGAACTTGTGGTGAATATTGTAAAGTCGAAAGTATTATCAACGACATAATCAGAGAAGGTTAATGAAATTAAAAGATTTAATAAAGGAAAGTAAGTATCTTCAAAGAAAGTTTGGAGAACCATTACCCACATTAGATAGTGTGATGAAACAGCATAAATCTAAGGAACAGGTCAACGAGAGAATAACAACTGCTTTTATGGTACATCCTACTGATCCTGACCAAACAGAAAGACATTTTGTTAAATTATTTAAAGAACTTTCTAAAGGTCATCCACATCCAATTGATTATGGCCCAAGAGAATCAGACCAATACGATTGGAACGATAGAAGAAATTACAAAAAGTCCATAGAAGAATACAACAAGTATATGAATAAGGTAGCGGATAAACTTAACAAATCACTTGATGAGATGAACAACATTTATAAAGTGTGGAGTAAAATTCGTGATAAGTATCGTAAAAAGGATAAGAGTTAATAATGATTAGTTTAAAGTCATTATTGAAAAATGTCCGTGAGGCAAAACTAACTCCACCAAAAAAAGGAGTGGAAACACCATTGGATGCTAAAGTACAAATTCAAGGATATGGTGTAATGACGAGAAAACAATTACAGAAAAGTATTGAAAGGATTACCTATGAGGTTTATAAAGATGCTAAAAAAGGTAATCATCAAAATATATTAAGTTCTCTTTATAAGAGAAGTGTATTACAAAGATTTTTGGAAACAGAAATCCAACATAGTGGAGAATAAAAATGGCAATGAGTCCCAAACAACAAATGGAGATGGATAAGAAGTGGAGACAATATCGTCTTGAGAATGTCCTTACTGAAGAAGAGAAAGACGCTTTCGACGCACCAATTCCATCACAGATTAAAAGATTTATGGCAAAGTTCATAGATGCCTTACAAAAGGGTAATTTAAACCGAAAGAAAAAATTAGCAATTATGGGTCAAGTAATTTCTAATCTTGATATTGAACCAAATGAACTAATGAAGTATGTTCGTATAGTTAAAAAAGGATTGTAGGAGAGATAAGATGCCTTTGAGTGATAAAATAATGAATATCTTTAAGAAGATAACAATTAAAAGTCCTAAAACGAAACAGGATATAAAACTGAGTTCTGCCCTAACGAGTGATGACCCAATGACAAAGAAAGTTGGTGTTAAAAAAGCAAAAGACATTATTCAAAAGGCTAAAGATTCCAAAAAAGAACCTCAAGAGGAACCAAAAGAAAAACCAAATCCTGAATACGAAAAGGCTAAACAAGATGCTATCGAAAAATCTAAAGAGATGGCTAAAGACAAACCATATGTAACTCAAGCCATACAGGATCCTGTAAGTTACAAATACCATTATCCTGGTGAAAAAGGACATTATCATCATACAGGTTATGACCCATATGGTGAGTTCTCTGTAGATAAAAGTGATTATGAAACACCAGAAGATAGTAAAACACAAGTTGATGGTGATGGAGAAGCTGATACTACTGTACCAACTGGACAAGACCCGTTCAATCCAAAAGGTATGAGTCCTGATGACCCTATGTTTTATGATCCTGAAAAGGAAAGAAGAAGAAGGAAAAAAGTTGCAAACAAAGAAGCAAAACAATATGTCAAGGAGAACAAAGAAGAGGTTCTCAAGTATGTCATCAAAAGAATTATTAAAGAAGAGTTAGATGCCAGCTAAATCCCAACAACAACAGAAGTTCATGGGATTGGTACATGCCTACAAGAAAGGTGAAGTACCAGCCAGTAAGGTGAGTTCTGCAATCAAACAAGCAGCTAAATCAATGAGTAAGAAGTCTGTTAAGAAATACGCTCAAACAGACCACGATGATTTACCAAAGAAGGTTAGTGAGGAAAAGATTAAATCTGAAAATTTAGTGATTGAATTTGGAAAGTCATTTCAAAAATTTACACGAGCAGTCCATATGTTGGGTAAGGGTATTACCAAGATGACAGGTGATAAAACAGATGAAAGAATTATTCAAAAGGCTTTCAAGAAACATATTATTCCATTTGGTAGGTTGATTGATGATTGGAACAAAGGACAACAAAAGAATCCACATTTAACTACTGAATCTATATCCGATAAGATGTCAGACATAATGTCCAAGTTGGCAAAATCATTAGGTGTTAAATCTGTTGTTAGTATGCACACAGGTAAAGGTAGTTTAAGTTACTTCCTTGATGATAATATGGAAGCAAAAAAATTAGCAAGTATGTTAAAGAAAACATTTAAAAGAGTAAGAATTATACCTTTGGATAAGTCAAAAGGTGATACAGCCAACTTTGTAGTTGCAGCTGATATGATTGGATTATAATGAGTACCCACCACACATGACCATATAGTGGTGAAGAACACCCAGTTTGGGTGAAACATGAGGAAGAACCTATGGATGATTATAATAAAAGAATGAAAGAATGGATTACCGACATGGTCAGAGAGGAGCTCAATTTATCTGAAATCGATGATAGTGATATTGAGAATCAATCTCAACTAAGTGAAAAGGCCAAGAGAGATTACAAAGACGAATATAAGAAGTTTCAATCTTCTACTAAGGCTAAAAAATATAGAGCAGAATTAAATAAGTACAATCGTAAGAAAGGTACTTATGGAAATGGTGATGGTAAAGATGCATCACACAAAGGGGGAAAGATAGTGGGATTCGAAGCACAATCTAAAAACAGAGGAAGAGCTGAAAAGAGTAGGTTAAAGAAAGAATCTTTAAAAGAAAATCTAATGTCATTTTACAAATACATGGGTGATTTCTACGGAAAGAAAGGTTTGTATCCTGATACTAAAGGTAGAGATTTAAAGGTTGGAGATATTAACAAAGCATTGTCGGTTTATCTTAAGAAGTATGCTGGAGATAAATTCACAGGTGATAGTTTGGATAGAGAAAGAGTTCGTGATATCTTAATAAAAATGAAAAAAATTGACCCTCAGTATAAGAAACAAGAAGTAAAAGAAAATAAAGATAAAGTTAAAAAGTATATGATTAGTAAAGGTGATACCGAAGAAGACGCTA